AAATTTACCAATAGCTAATATCTCATCGTCTGATTCTAAATCATAACCAATACTATCGTTATCTACTTTCAATAAAAATACAGAACCACTTTGTTCAATTTCAAGAGCATCGTGTTCCATATATTGACCATTTACAAAAAATACAAAATCATTTTCTCCTGTAGCAGTTAAACTGGTAGGAGCCGAGGCTGTAGCAGCTGAAAAACTTGCTGTAGCTGTCGTTATTGTGGTTGATGTTTTTACAAATTGTTTTCTAAAATATGTATTAGTATCACTTACTTCAGTATCGACATAACTTTTAACTGCATGCTCTGTAACAACTTGTGTTTGACTACTATCTCCTAATGTTGTATCGTTAGATATACCATCAAATGAAGTGTTGTTAAGAGAAAAACTTGAACCTGAAATTAAAAGACTACCTGTAAAGTTGTGAGTATCATCTATCGTATCACCAAAAATAGTTGAACCACTACTGAATAAAATAGAAGCCGAAACAAACTCTGTTTTAAATTCTTGAGCTGTTATTGAGCCCTCAATCACAGCATTTCCATTTATTGTTGTATTTCCAAGTGTTACAGAACCAGTTATATTTATGTTTCCTGTAATACTATCACTATCGAATGTTGTACCTCCCAATACTAATGAACTTGCTGATACTTGATTAAATACTACATTATCGGTTGTAGCTACAGATTGTCCTATTGAAACCGTCTGAGTAATAGGTGTACTACCATCGAATAATACACCGTCTGCTGAAAGAGTAACACCAGTTCCTCCTATGAAGATTATTCCGTTCGTAACTGAAACTGAAACATCACCAGTAGGTGTTGAGGGTAATTGTGTAGTAGCACTTGGTAAGTCTTCTAAAAACTGACCTGCTTTACCTACATTTTTTGTTACAGCTGTATCTACCTCTTCTCCTATTATAACTTTTTTAGGAGTAAGATATTTTTGTGTGGTTGAACGATGGTCAAAGTTTCCTTTAGGTAACAAATATCCTCTTAGTGATACCGTAAAGTTTGTTCTGACTAATCTCTCTGCATCAGAGACTTCAGTTACATCACTAAAACTTTCTACTCTACTTCTGAATCTTAATTTTTCTGGGTCACCCCAATATGCTCCATCTGAATAAATAACTTTCTCGACAATTTTATTCATTTGTTCCATATATGTTGTCCAGATTATAAATTCATACGTAATATTAACATAATCAGGAAACATAACATTGTAATATTCTTTTTGAGGTAAAAGACCTTGTTGTAGTCCAAAGTTATCGTATCTATGTGAACGTGAATATTTTTTCTCAAACGAGTAAAAAAGATTAGGATTATTAGCATCTAATTTGTCTTGAGGTACCGTCTCATCTCTTTCGACTGAGGTTCTTTTATAAACAACGACAGGTGTTATTATTTGTCTTTTTTTATCTCTTAAAAAACCATCACGTTGAATTGATTTCCAACGTTCGGGTGAGGCATACATTATTGGTACTTTGACATTTTCACCATTATCTTCGACTGAAGGTTGTATAATATTTTCGAAATAATACAATATAGAAGAATCAATATCGATTAAATTTACTGATAAATCAGATACATCATCTCCAGTCCTTGTATAAAGGAAACCTCTATTTAAGACTCTTTGTTTTCTTGGTAATGGTTTAGACGACATCCGTTACTACCTCATTTACAAATGTTAATTTTTTTGGTGTGATAAATTTTTCAGTCGTAGATTTATTTTCGTTACCTTTTTCTGAAACTAAATATCCATTTATTGTAACTTCAAAATTTGTCCTGACAATTCTTTCTCCATCAGTTATTTCAGTAGCATCTTCAAAACTTTCAACTTTACTTCTAAATCTCATTTTGTCTGGATTACCCCAGTAAGCACCGTCAGCATAATTTATTCTTTCAACTAATGTATTCATTTGTTCTATATAAGTAGTCCATATTATAAACTCATACGAAACGGTTACATAGTCAGGAAAAGTAACGTTATAATACTCTTGTTGAGGAATAGCTCCTATTTGAGTAGTTAAGTTATCATATCTATTTAGTTGTGTGTATTTTGTTTGAAAAGGAAAAAATTGATTAGGATTGTTAGCGTCTAACTTATCCTGAGGAACTAAACCATCTATACCTATTGTTGTTCTTTTAAAAACAATCAATGGAGTTATAATTTGTTTTTTCTTATCTCGTAAAAAACCATCTCTGAGTATTGATTTCCATCTCTCAACTGAACCGTACATTACAGGAACTTTTATGTGTTCTCCGTTTTCTTTTACAGATGGTTTAATTACATTATCAAAATAAAAAAAGATTGCTGAATCAATGTCTTCTAAAGTAACAGAAATGTCTTTAGTTCTATCTTTGTCTTTCCTTGAGTATTGATAACCACGATTTTCTACTCGTTGTTTTCGGGGTAAGGGTTTTAATGACATTATACACTTCTCACTCTTTCAATGTTTAGATGTGAAATTCTTACTAAGAACGTTGTACAAACGACTGAATGGTTAAAATCTGTTTGTCCTCCTATAAGTTGATTTTCATTAATAGAAGAAACTTCCCAGTATCCGTTATTCCAGTCAATTACATCTCCTATCTCAACAACATAACTTATGTCTTGTAAAGCTTGTCTTATAAAAGAAAATATAGCTGTTTGTTGTAAGTCAGGACCAAATTCATCAGTGGTAGTCGTTTGTTCATCGGCACTTACTATACAAGCTACTTGAACTCCAGGTTTAAAAACTTTACCTCCTGATGTTTCACCATACATATTTACTTCGGTATCGTAAGCTGAAATTTTGTAAATAACAACCGTCTGATTTATTATTCCATCTTTTTCAGCTACTAAATTACCCACAAGTTCTTTATTGAACTTATCGAAAGTATTTATGTCTTTTTGAGGATAGTATCGACTTGCCATATAATTATCCTATGTAGATTGGGTATGGAACTTTATTAAGTTTTTCTTGTAGAAACTCTGCTTCATCTTTGTCAGCTTCTAACATAGCTTTTCTGCTTGTTGCCTCTAAAGTTTCTCTTAGTTCTGTAATGAGTCCTTCCTTTTCAGCCGCTGCTTCACTTCTCAAAGTTTCTCCGTCCAACGTTGTTTCAGCATTAGGTATCGGAATAGTTCCGTATTTAGAACGAATAATACCTAACAATTCTTTTGTGAGAGCTAATCCATACTTTCTTATCCATTGTCTACCTACATCATTAATATGTTTGTATTCCATATTATCATAAGGAACATTTGAATAATCTGAGATAGTATTTACAGAACCACTATAATCAGCCTGTAAAGGATTATCTCTATCGTTTGTTACAACGTAGTCGAAATATAAAGTACTTGATTCTTCAGGGTCTGGAAATATTCTAACTTTATTATTTACAAGATTGAATGAGTAAGCTGACTTTCTAATTGCGTCGTTTAATTCGATAGCTTGAACTCTTAACAAATCTTCAAATATTGGCATTAAAGTGAAAGAAACTGCTGGTGAATAGTTTCCGAAACCGAAACCTTGTACCATATTTATTGTACCATATCCTGTTGTAGCATATGGGTCAAAAAATCTTTGCATAGCCGGTGTACCTTCATAATACACTCTTTTGATTTCTATAGCTCCACTCTCAGAAACATCTGCATATAATGCATTCAAGTCATACTCTTGTGAACCACTATGAATTGTAATCGAACCTTTTTTGATATCAACATCACCACCAACACCAGCTTCTGTACCGTATTGTTTTGAAAGTTGAACACTTCTTCCTAAAGTCGGAGTAATTCTTTTGTGAGTTACATTATTATCTGAACCTGTTGCCTGACCTTGTAGAGTTAATAAATTTTCTCTTATATTGAATTGGTTTACTTGAGCTGAATATTCACTTACTGATTCTTCAAAAGTAGCATAAAATGAACCTGATTGTAGTTCTACTGCCATAATAGGATAACCTAGTCTACGAGCACACCAATCTGCAAATTTGTCAGCAGATGATGTAAATTCAGTATCAGTATCGTAAAATCCCCAGGGTGTATCTCCTTCTGAAAATGAACTACTACCTGCCCATATCGGTTCTTGAGCCATAAAAATCTCCTAAATTATATGTATTTTCTCATTAATAAATATAACAATTAACAATTATAAACAAAAAAGGGTGAGTCGTAAAACTCACCCTTTTAAGTATTGTACCTAAGTACGACCTAAATCATTACTGATATTAAACGTAGTTAACGTCAGCAATAATAACTTTACCGTAGAATTCTGGTCTAACCATCTTCTTCGCGTAACGTGTCATTACACCTTTACGTGGAGTAAAGTTCTTTGGGTCATATACAAGAGGTGTCATTATCAACGGTACATAAGGAGCATACACAGCACCAGTTTCTAAGAAATTGCTTCCTCTGAAACCAACAAGAACGGTGTTCTCGAACTGGTATGGGTTCTTATATACGGTAAAGCGGTTATTTAATAAACCAGCTTTCTGTACACCCATTGCATAGGATTTATTGTTTGCATCACCATCAGAAGTTGTAGCATATCCAGGAATAGATTCAAGGATTGTTGCTGTCTCAGGAGATACTACTATAAAGTTAGCACCACCTCTGAGAGTCTTTTGATGAATTGCGTTACTTACACTTTGTATTTTGTTTCCAAGAGTTTGGAACCACTCACCTTTTGTGTAAGCATTAGAGTTAGCTGAGGACTCTGTAAATAGTGAAGAATCTGAATCGAACTCAAATCCAACTCTTGCTGACCATCTCTCAGTCTTAGCATTAGCAGCTAAACGAATCATATCAAGGATTTCAAGGTCGATTTCCATTGATACGTACTCACTAAGTAGTGAAGTAAGTTCAGCTTCTGCATCAACTGAGTGATAAGCGTTAAGGTCTTGAGCAAGCTCAGGAGTCCAAACAGCTTTCAACTTACGAGTTTTAGCAACGATTGCGATTGAACGCATTGCGATGTCGATTTCAGGTATATCAATATCAGTTTCAGGATTAGCATCAACTTGTGTTCCTGTTGCTTCAAAGTCGCCACGAGTTGTATCGGTTGGCTGCTTATGATACAATATTGAAGCTGTTCCACCATCAGGTACAGAAGCCTCTTTCACAATAAAGCGAATGTGAGTAGCTGCACCACTATCTGGGTCAACTTCGTTTCCGTCTACACCGTCAAGAATTTTGGTGTAAGCAGGATAGAAAGCAGTAAATGCTGTTGAACCTGTAATTTCGAAAGCCCTTGCACCACTCAAGTCAGGATTTGACAAAGTAGATACTGGGATATCGAAAGTTTTTAATTGTGTACCGATTGCTGATGAAGCATTTGAAGCAGACAAGTCTGGTTCAAAGTCAACATCTGACCAAGTAGTTGAACCTGTTAAGGCTGCAACTGCTTGTGCAGTACCGGTGTAGTCATTTGCGGAATACCCAAATGTACCAGCACCATAAAGACCCTGAGATGGGTCGCCAGAAGCAGAAGTTATACCAAATACTTCTTGATTCTTAGCGAAACCAGCTTGGGCAGTACCGTATTTAAAGTCAAGATAGAAAATCAGACCGGAAGGAAGATTCATAGGTTGAACACTAACAAATTCCTGTGCTGCTAATTCACCAAAGATTTTTCTTACCAATGGTAGAGCAACACCTGACCACTCTTCAGAATTAGCGGAAGTACCTGTATGAGAGGACTCGTCAATTAACTGACGTGCCTGGTTCTCAAGCAATACTGCCATTCCGTGAGTTTTGTGTTCTGTATTTAAACCTTCTAAAAGTCCGGTTGGTTCCCACTTCTTGACCAATCCACGGGTTTCTTCCATGCGTTGACGGTGTGGATTATATCCATCCATCAACTTTTCGATTGTTCCAAGATTTTTAGACATTATATTTTCTCCAAAAAATATATTTTATTAAAGAATACCAGCCAACTTCTTAAATCTGTCTCTCAACTCTGAACCTTCAGCAATCACTTCTTGTTCTTGCTTTTCGGATTTTGTTGAAGCTACAGCTTTTGAAGCTGAACCTTTTGATTCTTTGATTTCGGTTTTATTTGTTTTTGTTCCAAATGATTCAGCTAAAGTAGAGTAAACTAATTTAACTTCACGTAAGTTATGTGCTCTATCAAAGTTCTCCACAACTTTCATTTTCTGGTCATTTGTTAAACCAAATGAACGGAAAAGTTTGTTTGTGAATAAAAGCTTTGCATTTAACAAATTAACTTCATTCAATTTGGACCTTAGATATTTAACGACATTGCGATGCTCGTCAAGTTCAGATTTCAACTTAGCAGCTTC